CCGCGCTTCCTCGATCAGCACCCCGCGCGGGGCCTTGGTCACGGGGTGATAATCGAAGCGCGGCGCGACCGCGGCGACGATCGTGCCGGCGTTGTTGACGCGCGTGCCGTTGGCGCCGCCGCTCGCGGTGATGCGCGGGTCGAGCACTTCGCTGCCGACAAAGTTGAAGCTGACGGTAAAGGGTGGCGGCGGGGCCGGGTCGCGCCTTCCCGAAAGCCAGCGCCGGCGAAGGCCGGTATTGCTCCGATGGATCGTCATACTTCGGCGACGATGGACGTGACCGACGTGCCGGTGGCCCGCACGTACGCGACCTGCACGTTGATGTAGCTCCCTGCGGTCATGTTCTTATAGACCGCGTCGGCGGGGCTATCGACCGCGCGCAGCGTGACGTCGCCGTTGCTGCCGATGTAGAGGCCCTTAGCCACGACGGGCAGCGGAGTCGTATCGCTCGGCGTCACCATGTTTGCCTGACGCGCCGGCGTTATCGGCCCGTCCTGATACCCCTGGAAACGGTCAACCGGTGCCAGTGCCATCGCTTTCCTCCAGTTTCTTGACTCGTTGCTCGAGCGCCTCGAGCTGGGCGCGCACGGGCGCGACATACAGCGCCGGCGAATCGCGCTGCGCGGCGCTGACCTGGATCGCCACGCGCATCGCCTTCTGCCGTGCGAGCTCGGAAGGATAGCGGCGCATCAGCCGATTGCCTTGAAGACCGCCCACAGCGCCTCGGCGTCGCCGACACAGCCCTGCAGCCCCCAATGGACAGGATCGGTAACGACCCATTCCCATCCATCGGCCTCCTGAGTCGGCCGCCACATGCCGCCGCCGCTGGCGCCCTGCTTGATGAACCAGTTCGAACAGTCGTTGAAGTAAGCGACCTGGCCCGAATTGTACCCGAGCGACGCGCCGGCATAGGCGGCGAGCGTCACCTGATCGCGGATCATCGCCGCCGATCGCGGCTGCCATTGGCGCGACCACGCGACATAGGGGTCCATCGTGCAGCCGGTGTTGGCGACATAGATCCGGTTCGCCTCGCGGCCCGAGAATTGCGCCCACTGCTGCGACGCGAGCTGCATCCATGTGCGGCGCACGCGCCACACCGTGCCATAGGTGGCGAACTGCGGCGTCGGCCATGGCCCCGCGCTCGCCGCCATGATGACGATCCTGGTGTTGCTGGTCTTGGCGAGGATGTCGGCAACGATCGCCTCGCACGTCGACGCCCAGCCCTGACACGCGGCGGTTGCCGCGCCGTCGTTGCTGGCTTGCCCGACGTCGACCTTGCCGCCCTCGATGATGACAATATCGGGTTCAGTCTTGCCCGCCGCCGCGAGCTGCGCCTGAATGTCGCTGCGGTTCTTCCACGTGTTAAAGTCGAAGGTCGCTCCGTTATAGAACGGATTGGGGCGGCCCGTTCCCAAGGTCGGGCCGAAGAAAGCGCCCAGCGCCTGCCCCGAATAGCCCTCGTTCTTGAACGTCCCGTGCGTGCCGAGCCATGCCAGCGACGTGACGGCGTCGGCCTGGTCGATCACGTTGAGCGCGTTCTGAATCCCTTCGTTTTCGATGAGGCTATCCCCCATCGCCATGATCGCCAGCGTCTTCGCCGCGTTCGAAACCGGCGACGCGATGAACGCCACGGTCTGCGAGTCGACCTGCGCGTTGCCGCTCGCCGAGCTGATTACAACGTTGGTGGTGCCGGCGGTCGCGGGCTTCCAATTCAGCCGGTCCTGTTCGGCCGATGCGTTGGCGAGATTGGTGCCGACGGTGAAGCCGACGCGGCGCGGATCGAGCCGCTGGATCTGCCACCAGAAGATGTTCGCCTCGCGCCCGACGACGCCATAGACCTTTTTCGGGAGCGCGATCATCGTCGGCACGCCCTCGCCGCCTTTGAGGACATTGCCGGCGAACTCGTTCGACGGGGTCTTGTAATCCTCGCCCGGATTGGTGAGCATGACGAGATTGAAGCCGGAGGCGTGCCCCGATCCAAGGCTCCCGCCCACGCCGCCATTGACGAAAACCGCAACGCCGGTCGGATAGGCTGGATCGATACCCGCGCCGCCGTCGCCGGTGGTCTGGTAGAAATTCGTCGATTGCCGGCCTTGGCCGTCGAGCCCGAAAATTATGACGGCGTAGCGGTCGAGAAGGTCTGTTGCCGGGTTGACCGTCTTGGGCAATCCCGTCGCGGGATCGCGCAGCATGAACGCAAGTGAATCGCCGCCGCCCGAGGTCGGATCGACGCCGACGGTCCCGCGCGCGATCACACGGCCGTTGCCCGGATGCTTGCCCTCGGACGCCGCCGCCGTGCGGATCTCGACGACGAACATGATCGGAAGGATCGCCGCGCTGGTTGCCCATTGCACCGGGGCCTCGACGCCGTTGAAGCCGCCGCCGGGGACTGCGCTGGTGAGATAGGATTGTCCCCAACCATTATGCGGCGACACCAAGGGCGGCCCGGTCACGCCGGCGAGCACCGTCGCTTTCGCGGTGTAGTTGCAGCGCCGGAGCGTGACATTGTTGAACGTCGGCGATCGGTCCTCGAGCTGCTGCACGCGCTTGCGGCCCGCGGGGATCAGGGCAATGTCGGTCGGGGTCGCGGGAACGCTGATTTTGTGCGTCCAAACCGCGTCGATATACATATCCTGGGTGACAAGCGGCGGGAAATAGCAGTTCAGCTTGTACGCATTGGGCGGGATCGTGATGTTCCCCGACACAAACGGCTTGGTGTTGGCGTCCCACGGGTTGGCGCTGGTCGACGTGTAGAGATTTCCCGAGCCTGGCGCGCCGGGAATCGCGGTCCCGTCGATCTCCGAAAATGACCATCCCGCGATGACGGCGTTGTTCGCGACCGTGCTGGCGACGGCGGTGTACATGCCGATCTGGATGACGTCGCCGGCCTTCCACCCGCAATTGGGGATCAGGAACGTGATGCCGCCATAGGTGTTCGCCGCGCAGCGAAACTGCATCCCCTCGGGAAATGGCGAGGTCGCGCGCGCCGGCTCGAGGACCCAAGTGTTCCCGCTGTTGCCGAACACATAGGGGCGATCGGCCTCGCCATAGAGCGACAGCCGCGTGTAGTTGGTGGAGAACGTATCGAGCTGCCCATTTTCGCGGCCGCCGATGATTCCGTTCGTCGTCGCCACCAGTCCCGGGAAGGTGGTGAGCGGCCCGGTGCCATTGTCCGCGGTCGCGACCCCGCCGACGTTCTGATAGTGCAACAGCTTCGTGTTGTCGGCCGACTGCGCCCAATAGAACTGGCCGTTGCCAACGAGGAATTGGGGCGTGAGCGCGACCGCCGCGCCGGTGAGGCCGTGCCCGAATACCGGCACTGGCATGGCCGGGGCGGCGCCGATGTAGAGGCCGGTCCCCGTGACGGTGAACGCGCTGAGCTGGCCGCCGGCGCTGATCGTGTAGCTGAAGGTTGGATTGACGGCGAAGTTGCCGCCGCTCCACGTGCCGTCGGTGTAGGTTCCCGGCGCGCCGCCCGATCCTGGCGTGAGCGCGCCGACGCCGGCCTGGGTGAGGCCGCGCGGAACGTTCGCCGTCGCGCTGTTCGGATAGGCCCCGGCAAGCACGGCGTTCGCCGCGGCCTGGTTGGCGCTGTTCTGTGCCTGCGCAGCTGAAAGCGCCGAATTGGTTTCGCTGGTCTTGGCCGCGTTCTGCGATCCGAGCGCGGCGGTGGCGCTGCCGGCGCTGGCGTTGGCGCTGTTCTGCGAATTGGTCGCGAAGGTCCCCGCCTGCGCCGCACTCGCCGCCGAATTGTCCGCGCTTTGATCCGCCGCCGCCGCCGCCGCGTTGGCCTGGTCGAGGATCGCCTGCATCTCCTCGGTCACTTCATAGGCGATGTTCGGCTCCCACTTGAATTGCGCGAGGCCCGCATCCCAAACGAGGGTGCAGCCGTTCGCGAGCGCGAGCGGGGGGATTACCGGGTTGGGAAAGCTCTGGCCGACGGGCAGCTGCGGCGACGAGCTGCCCGCGGCCTGCAGTTCTTCGTCGACCATGCTGAGGCGGTCGAGCTGCCGTTCGTGGGATTCGGCAGGAAAGGCGTCGTTCGGCGTATAGTCGGCGGTCTGATCGAGCGACGTGTGCCGCTCCATAATGAGATAGCCGGTGGTGAATGGCGCGATCGGGACCAGCGCGCCGCCGGCGCTCGAGCCGTCGCCGCTGATCGTATAGTCAACGCCGAGCTCGAGCGTGTCGGCCGTGGTGGTGTCGAGCGTGTCGGTCGGGCTGAGCCAGGCCCGGATATCGGTGTTCGCCTGAAACTGGAACGGGATGGGGTAGCTGGCGGTCCCGCTATCGCAGGCGATCGTTTGGCTGATGCCGGTGGCTTCGAACGCCATGGTTCACCCCTATGCGACCCGAAGGGCGGCCGCGTGGGGCGAGCGCACGGCCAAAATTACGCGATCCATTTAACATCGTCATTCGCCTTGCGGAAGCGCGTATTGCGGCCCTGCGGCGTTCGCGACGTTGGGGCCGCGGTGCGGCAACGCCGGGCCCGGTTGCCACCAAAGCCCTTGATGATTGTCGGCCGCCCATTGCTGCACGCGCTGTTGCGACTCGAGATAGGTCGGATCGATGGCCTGGCTGAGTTCGTCGAGCACGAAGTGCTGGAACGCCGTGCGGGTGTACCAGAGATTGCCGCCGGGTACGTAGCGGCCCGCCAGCTGCACTGCGGCCTTGCCCGGGTTGCCGGTGCTCCAATCGCCATCGCTGAGCTTGTGCGGCACCGCGGTCGCGCCGGCGCGCGCGAGGTCGCCGACGGCGCTGCCGAACGGGCCCGCGACAAACTCGGCCCAACCGTTTTCGCGAAGCGGATCGCGGGTGAGCGCGCCGGTCAAGTCTCCAAGGATGCCGAGGCCGCCGCCCTGCAGCGCCGCGTCTTTCCAGAAATAGGGATCGGGCGCGCCGTTCTCGTCGACCATCGGCCGCATGTCGCGGCTCTTGAGCATCTCGCGGATCTGCAGCGACACCGCACCGGCGACGGTCATTGCCGTGAAGAATTGCGCGAAGAAGCGTGCGCGGTTCCAGAACGGCAGCTGCGCCATGCGCTCGCCCCACAACTGCATCATCGAGAAGGTGTAGCCCTTGAACTGCAGGCTGTTTGCCGTGATCTCGCGTTGCCAGGTGCCGGGGCGGCCTAGCATCGCGACGCCGGCGCGGACCTGTGGCGTCGTCTCGATGACGGCGGCCTGCGTCTCGCCCAACACCATCTGCATCAGCCGCTCGGCCGCGCGCGGATCCGCGACGTTCTGCGCGTGGATATAGTCGACCCCGCCGCTGCGCACTGGCTCCGACGATCGGATGCTGTTCCACATATTTTCGTCGATGCCGTAGCGCGCCATCGTCTCCTGCAGCGAATAGGCTTTACCGAACTGGCGCTTGCCCATCTGATCCCATGTCAACCCGCGCCGCTCGCCCAGCGTCCCGAGGAAGTCGAGCCCGAACGCCTTCTGGCCCGCTTCCGTCACCTTGTTGAGCAGCGACAGGCGCAGCACGTCGTCGGCGACGACGGCGGTCCACCCCGCCTTGTTGAGATCGCCATAGTAGCGGCTCATGCCGGTGAGCGACCGCGTTGCGTCGCGCATGCCCAGGCCGAGATAGACCGCCAGCTTGCGATCGCGCGATGATGCCGGGTTGAGCTGCTTCAGGTAGCTCATCACCGCCTTGACTTCGGGGAGGCCGTTGAACTTGCGTGCCATCATGTTCGTCATCACGTCGCCGGTGGCGGCGGATATGGTCGCGGATCCGAGCAGCGCGGAGCTGAGTATGTTGCGGGTACCGGCGACGGCGCGGGCCAGCTCGACCGGCGGCCCCTGGGTCCAGCCTTCGGGCACGATCGGCACGTTCAGCTCGCCCTTGGTGTAGCGGTACAGATTTTCGGTCCACAGCCGCCCGCCTGACATGTGCAGCGCCGCGGCCGACATGCGCGTCCCGCCCTGTGCTTCCTCGCGCTCGGCGTGGTCGATCAGGAAGCGCATCGTCGAATCGGGGTTGTATCCGAAGCGCTCCATCAGCGCGATATCGCGCGCCATGCCGCGAATGTGGTCGGTGACGGCGCTGAACGGATCGCCCTCGCCTAGCGCCTCATGCACGCGCAACCATCCATCGGCGCTCTTGAAGTGCAGGAAGCGTTCGGCGTCGCGGCGATTGGCGAGCGCGCCGGCGCCGCGGAATGCCGCGCTGGCCTCGCCCATCAGGCCGCCGCTGCGCGTGTTTTGATAGGCGGCGCGTAGCGTTTCGTCGAGCCGCTCGGCCGTCAGCTCGCCCCCGGTGAGCGGGTCGCGCATGCGCATGACGTCGAGCTCGGGCATGACGATTGCGCGATACTCCTGATAGCCGACCTTCGGATCATAGTCGCCGTCGACCCAGCCAAGGTTGCGGACCTTTTGCGTCGACCATTTGTGCGGAAAATAATTGTCGAGCTTGCCGACGGCGCCGCCGGCGGCGTTGTAGCGCAGCCGAAGATCTTCGAACACGTCCTGGATCGCGTGATTGTTCGCCCCGGCGCGCGCGTTGCCGGTCGAATCGCCGTGCGCCTCGCGGACCATGTCGAGAAGGCCGGCCTTGTCGCGCGGCTGTCCGGCAAAGTCGCGGTGGTGGCGCGTGATGAAATCCGCGATCCGGCTGTTCGCGTCGTTCTCGATCCGCTGCATGGCGAGGTCGACGTTTTCGTACGGCGCGTTCGGATCGTTCGCGAGCATCGCGCGGATGCCGCCGAAGGTCGATTTACCGCGGTAGGTTTTCAGGTCCTCGAGCGCTCGGCCGCGCTGCGCGATCGCGCCCAGCTCGCGCCGGCGTTTGAGCGCTGCATCGGCCGTCAGTTCCTTGAGCGTGCGCACGCTCGCCTCGGATGCGGCGGCGTCGGGCGCCATGGTGCGGCGGTAGTGCCGTTCGTAATCCTCGAACAGCTTCTTCATCCGCGCGCCTTCCTCGGCGGTCAGCTCCCCCCGCTCGATCATGCCGGGGATGCATGCACCTAGCGACATACTATGTCCTGGCTGAGAAGATCGTTGCTCGGTTTGAGCAGGGCGTGGCGGCCTGTCATCGTCCCCTTGGTTTCCTCGAAAACCAAGTCCATCAGCCAGCCCAGTTCCTGCCCCTGCAGCCCGCCCAGATCCTGGCAGTTCGCCACGAGATATTGCAGGGCGTTGAGCGCACCGTTCGCGCGCAGCGCGCGGGCCTCCAATTCGGTTTGTAAGCTATTCGATTCACTTACGTTAGCACGCATGACGTCACCATCAGGGCCCGTCTTGCGACTGGTATCAGGAATCTCCCCGGTTTTCTCGGGGGAAAAACCCTGAGATTCGTCGTGGCGCGTCACTGAGCCGCCGCCGGTGGCTTCATGCACGCTTCGGCCGCGGCGATTGCCGCATCTTCCCGGTCCAGCGCCTTGATGACATCGCCGACGGTGCGCGGCTTCAGCCCGCGTTCTTCGTCGCCATAGTCATAGATCTGCGCGCGCCCCTCGGGCGTCGCGGCTTCCATGCCTATGTCGTGATTGAGGCTCTGGATCTGCGCCTCGGCCGCCGGGCCCGTGGCTGGATCGTCGAACCCTTTCAGCGCCTCGCTAGCCGGTCCAGAAATTTGACCAACTGCGTCCCCCTCGCTCGGTCCTCCGGATCCAAGCGGGAGTCCTCCGCTGACTTCTTCAGGATTTCGCGCGCCCGCTGCAGCCGGCGCGTCCTCGAATCCTGGGGGGAAAGCACCGCGCTCGATCGGATAGGGCGGTTCGTCGTCGAATCCTGGGACCCAGTCATTGAACGCATCTCCCGTTTCCTGCGCGTAGCGCGCGCCGCGCAGCTCGGCGTCGGCCATGATAGCATCTTCGAGCGCCCGATTGGCAGCCGCCTCGAACGGCATATCTTTCGCATAGTCGGCCGTTCGCCACATTACGTCGTCGAACAGTGGATCGTTCTTGTCGATACCAAGATGATCGCTGAGCGTGTTCGCGTACTGCTGATAGTCCGCCGACTCGGCCTTGGCCTGCGCGAGCTGCTGCATCTCGGCCTGCTGGTGAATCGGGTAGATCTTCTCGCCCTGCACCGCGCGATCGATCATATCGATCGTCTCGGCCTCGGTCGGGCGTTCGCGGAAGAAGCCGGCTTCGTGTAGCAGCTCGCCGGCGTCCTCGATGCTGCGGCCGCCGCGGCGTACCAGCGAGCCCGCACCGGGCATGCGCATCAGATGCCAGTCCATCCCCGATCGCCGCTGCCCGGTGATCTTGCTCAAGCCCCCTTTCGACAGCGCGTGGCCTTCATCCCACAGGCCGCCGCGGTCGGACAGGAACTCGAGCACGTCGCTCGGCCGCGCGCGATCGGGCGCGACATAGGGTTTCTTTTGCTTCGCGACCTGGTCGGCCAGCTGCTCGACCGTCGGCCGCCCCGCGACGTCGGGCGCGCTCGCGTCAAGGATCTGGTAGCTGCGCGGCTCCTCGCGCGGGTCGATCGCCGTCCATGGCGTCAGCGTCGGATCGCTTTCCGTCGCCGCGTCCACGCGAGCCCGTGCCGCCTCCGCCATTCGGTCGGCCTGCAGCGTTTCCATGTCCGCTTGCGTCTGTAGCCAGCTCGCATTGTCGCCCTCCCGCGCCGCGGCGATCGGTGTCGCGCTCGCCGTACCCATGCGCGCGTGCGCCCACTGGATGACGTCGCCGGCGGTGCGGCCTTTGAGGAACGGATTGGCCTCGATCGCCTGCGCGCCTAGCAGCTGCTCGATCGGCGTCGACGGATCGGCGCGGAGGATCTTCAGGCCGCCGCCTTCGCCGGCGAAGTGCATCAGGTACATATTGCCCGCGGTCTGCGGATAACCGGCCTTCGAAAGCGCGGCCGAGTTCTTGGCGAGCAAGTCGTTCATCAGCTGCTCGCGCACCTGCGGATCGGCGCGCTGCGCGAGTATGTCGGCCTCGCTCTTGCCGCGGCCGTAGCGCTGTTTCCAAAGCCCTATCCATGTCGGATCGGTCATCTGGTCGGGGCCCGTCGCACTCGATCGCGGGTTGCGCGCGTTGACGTCGCCGGTCGGGTTCTCGGCGTGGCGGATCATCGCCTTGACCAGCTCGCGCGGGGCCAGCGCCGGATTCTGTGCCGGCGTCGGCGCAACCCCCGTCGCCATGCCGTTCATCGTGCTCTGCAGCTTGTTGGCGTGCGTCTCAGTGCCGGCACCTGGCGCAAAGGGGCTGGTCGCGTTTACCTCGGCCTCGCGGTTGAGGACGTTCGCCGCTGCCTGCTCGGCCTCGGTCATGCGGCCCGAGCCCAGCAGCCGGTTGAACAGCGCGCCGGCGGGCTCGGTAATGCCGGCATGAAACAGCACGCCGCCGGCGAAGGCGCTGGCGACGTTCTCGGTCGCCTCGCCGAACGTCAGATGCTCGCCGCGTGCTGCGCGCTCGGTCGCGATGATCGGTTGCTGGATCAGCGACGTCCCCATGTTCACCAGGCCCGCGCCAAGAATGCGCCGCGCGATGCCGCCCTCGAGCCCGCCGATCGGCGCCGTCGCCATGTTCACCGGATCGGTGAGACTCGAGAGGATCCCGCCGGTGAAGTTGCTCCCCCATGGGCCGCGCGCCGCGATCATCTGGTCGCGCCGGTCCTCGGTTTTCAGCTGCTCGCCCTGCTGCGCCTCATATTCGGCCTGGGTCGCCGGGAACCCCGAGAGCGCCTTCGGGTCGCGTGCGCGCAGCGCCGCCACGTCTTTCCAGACTTCGTTCGTGAACGTCATGCCCGATTGGGGATCGAAATAGTCGCTGGCGTGCTTGCCGTTGACCTCGGTCAACGCCGTCACCAGCGGCATATATTGCACCGACTCGATCCGCCGCGACGATCCGGCATAGTCCTCGGTGCCTAGCAGCCAGCTCGATTTGACGGCCTCGCCGAATCCCGATCGCGGCATGTCGTCGGGGCCGTTGGCGCGCGGCGCGCCGGACAGGTCCCACAGATAGAAGCTGCTGCGATCGCCGCTTGGTGGCGGCTGCGGTGGTGGCGGCTGCTGCGGACCTGGCTGCGGAGCTAGGGCCATTGGATCTTGGCCGCGTCGAACACATAGTGATCGCCGTCCTTCGCCTGCAGCAACCGCCCCGCATAGGTGCGCAGCGCATAGTTCGTGCCGCCCACCCATACGGGCGTGAGCGCGCCCAGCTGCACCGATGTCACGTCGGAGCCGTCGGGCCACACCGGCTTGCGGCCGCCGCTCGCCGTGTCCCATTCCGCCGGCGTCGCATTCTTCAGCCGCTTGAACAGGCCATCGGACGTCCACCCCTGCGGAATCACGACAAGCTGATTGTTCATCTGCGCGGTGCCGCCATACTTGATCCCGCCCTGGCGGTAGCTGCCGAGCGCCGCATCGACCGCGCCCTGCCAATAGGCGCCGTCATAGTCGCCGTGCCCAAGCCGGGTGACGCGCGTTGCGTAGAGCGCCCGCGCGGCCTCGAGCGTGTCGGCCTTCATGTCCGGCGGCGCGAGCTGCAGCGCCTGCAGCGCATAGGGCTTGAAGGCGTTCTCGGCCTGCGCCTTGCTATAGACCTTGGGGTTGGCTTTGAGCGCTTCGGCACCGCCGAGAATATCGCGCGCCACTTCGCGCCCTCCCGGCTGCAGCATGTACGCGGCCGCGACGCGGAACGGTCCGCCTTCGGGCGAATTGCTGACCTGGCGCGCGGCACCGGCGATCGCCGCCGGGTCGCGGAACTGCGCTATCGTATCGAGGACCTGTTGCTGTCCGTTCGGGCCTTGATCGTACATCTGTTTCATCGCTGGCAGGTCGGCGTCGGTCAAAGGTTCAACGCGGATCTGGTGATAGGTGAGCGCCGCGGTGCGCGCGTCGGCCGTGCGCTGCGCAACGGCCTGCGGATTGCTGAAATCGAGCGGCGCGAGCGTCTTGCCGGTGGCGAACATCAGCTGCTCGAGCGCGCCGCCGGGGCGCTTCAAACGCTCGGCCTGCTGCTGGCGCAGCGTGGTCAAGCCGTTCAGCGTCGTGGCCTGTTCCATCGACAGGCCGCCCTTGGCCTTCTGGCCCTGGAGCGCGGTGATTTGCGCGTCGAGCTGCGGCAGGGTTTCGGCACGATAGCCAAGCGTCGCCGCCATCTCCTGGCCCTTCGCCTCGGCGCGGACCGCCTTCGCCTGCTCGCCGATCGCCGCATAGCCCTGCGACAACAGCTCCCAATCCTTGGGCATGCCGGCGCCGGTCTCGAGCATCGCCTGTTGGGCGTCGAGCGTCTGCCCCTGCTGCGTTTTGAGCGCCGACGCCTGCGCCTTGGCCTCGGCGTCGAGCCGGCGTTGCTGCGCGATCGCGTTGTCGCGCAGCGCGTCGATCGCCTTGGGCGGCACGATCTGGAAACGCGGATCGTCGAGCTGCTGTAGCGCCGCCTGCGGATCGCGCAGCGCGGTCGATTGGTTGAACGTGATCCGGTTCGACGTCGCATATTCGCGCACCAGCTTGGTTTTCAAGTCGTCGCTGATCGGCATGGCGTCGTACATGCGCATGCCCTGCTCGTCGGCTGCGTCCATCGCCTCGAGCCCTGCCCCGCCCAGCGCTTCGCGGCCCGCGCGGTTGATGAAGATATTGCCCGCGGTCTGCGCGTCGGCGGTCGCGCGCTCGATCCCGGCTTGCGCCTGCCACACCTGCGCCTCGGCCTTGACGCGCGCGCCACTCGCCACTTGTGGAACCATGCGAGCCCTCACTAGTGGACTAGTGATATTGCCCATGATCTTGGCGACGCCGTCGTCCCAATATTTGCCGACGGCGTCGGCATAACCCGCGCCGCCGGCACCGCCGGTCTCGAGCTTCTGTTTCGCGGCATAGACGTCGGTGTCGTTCTGCAGCTGCGCCAGCTGCGCATTGGCCGACGACGTCTCGCGCAGCTCAAGCCCCTGGCGCTGGATCCGCTCGAGCTCGAGGTTGGTTGCCTGCTCGGCCTCGCGATCGGCGCCTACCGCGGCCGCGGCCTGGCCGACGTCGCGCGCGAGGCCGAAGCCCGCGGCCGCGGGGTCCAGCTCGGGGACCCGTGCGGTGTCGGGCACGCCGCCGGCGGAAAAGATCGGCGCCTGCGCCATCAGTACGGAAGATCCAAGGTGGTCGGCGCGGTGCTGCCATAGACGCCCCCGGTCGATCCGGTTCCGGAGACGCCGGGAAGCTGCAGGCCGCCGGGATAGTCGCGCTGCGCCTGCGCGATCTTCGCTTGCCGCGCGTCCTGGCGCATGCCGGTGAGCGCCTGTGTACCGGCACTGATGACGGAACCGATGATCGCTTGCTTGCCGGCGGCGCGCGCGTCCGCGGCCTTGGTGCGATAGGCATAGGCCTGGGCGTCGGCGCTATAGCGCGTGTTCAGCACCGCGACCTCGCGGTTGATCGCGTTCTGCGCCAGCAAGTCGAGCGCGCTTCCGCTGCCGATCGCCACCCCGTTCTCGGCCTGCGCGACGATCGCCTGCCCTGACACGGCGCGTTCCTGATGGCGGATCTGCGTTTCCTGCAGCGCCCCGGCGAGCAAGGATTGACGGGCGTTTTCGTCGTAGCGCTGGGCCTGCTCGCGATAGCCCTGGTTCTCCATGAATCCCTGGCCGAGCTGCAGCCCGGCCTGGATACCGTAGGACATGGGCCCCTGCACCATTCACTAATCCCCTATCTCGAAATCGCGAACGTGAGCGATGCGCGTCCACAGCACCATGTCCTCGCCGTTCATGCCGGCGCGCCGCATCGTTGCCTCGGGCGTCATGTCCAGCGCGAGCGCGAGCGCGTGCCCGGGCTTGAAGTCCGCAACAACGATCAGGTCGACGCGCGCATAATGCTCGGCCGCGGCGGTGATCTCGCGCGCCATCGCCCGCGCGATCGGAATCATGGCCGTGCCCTTGCCCTCGGCGAAGCTGGCCCAGGCCGTGACATAGTCGATGTGATTCACGATGAACCCGCCGATCGCCATCACGCGATCATCGCTGCGCGCGGTCCACGCATAGCCGCGTTCGGCCAGCACCGGAATCGGATGGCTCGGCTGCGCCAGCTGCGGCAGCTGCACCTGCAGTTCGGTTTCGTCGCCGGCGGCAAAGGGCGTGATCGCGATCATTCGTCGTTGACCTCGGGCGCCGGGATGATCGCCAACAGCGTGACGTTGGTGGGCAACGTGCGCTCGATCGCGATCGTCATCCCGTCGTCGTATGCGCCGACGGTGTCGCAATCCAAGTCACCGGTAAACAGCGGGACCGCTTCGTCCATCGGATCGGAGGGCACGCGCGTCTCGATCGTCAGCCATGAATCGGGCTCGTCGAACGCGTTTTCCGGAGCCTCGGGGTCGAGCACCGACACGCGAATCCCCTGCGTCTCGGCGACGCGCAGCAACAGATGCGCGATGCGCGCACGCTTGCCCTGTGCGGTGCCTTCCTTGTTGCCGGCCTCGAGCTTCAGCGTGACGATCCGCGCCGGGTACGGTAGCCCGGCGATGATCGTCGACGCCGGCGCCGGCAAATCGAACGCGCCCGAATTGTCGACGGTGAGCGGCCCATAGGGGATGCCGTCGCCCAGCGCGTAGATCTGTTGCCCCTCGAGATGACCTAGCCCGGTGACATGGCTGATCGGCGCACCCGAATAGCCCAACCCCAAATCGACGAACCATTGTTCGGCCTGGCTGTCGCCGATCTCCCAGATTTTCGCCATGCGCAGCACAACGGTCGACTCGTAGCGCTGCGCCGAAAGCCATATCTGGTCGCGCTCGCCGCTCGGATCGGTGATCCGGCAAATGCTGGTCGCGAGCCAGTCCCCGCCCAGCTGGCGGGTCGCCCAGCCTATAACCTCTTCGTCGGGCATGTAGGTCAGTGAGGCGAGCGTGCCATCCTTGCGCACCACCCACAGGAAGCGCTCGGGTTCCTGCTGCCATGCCATGTCGACGAACCCGGGGCTGCCGATATGATCGGCGAAGCGCGTTGCATCGGGGGCCTTGTAGCGATCGGCCTGGAACGCATAGGCCAGCTCGAGCACCTTGCGACCCGCCCGCTGAACGAACAGCATGGCGCCCTCGGCCTGCACCGGCTTGATCTGCGCGCTGCCGTTCGACTGCTGCAGCGTTACCTTGAACTGCGGCGGGCTCGCCTGATCGGTTTGCACGATGATGCGCTCAACCGCATATTCGCCGCGCGTCGCGCCTAGCAGCAACACGCGATCGGCGGCCATCCATCGAACCTGGTCGCGGTTCGGAAGCGTGAATTGACCGGCTAGATCCTGCTGGAAATCGCCGCTCGAGTCGCGCCGGCGATAGTTGGTCAGGTCGCCTTTCACGCTGACATAGCCCGTGCTGCTCTTGCTGTGGAACAGCACAAGCGATTCATCCCAAATCACGACGGCGTCGGGCCATCCCGTGGTGTTGCTGAACGCGCCGAGTGCCCAACGCCAGCTTGGAGTCGTGACAAGGCTGGTCGCGAGGCGATCGATGACCTGTGCCTGCACCACTGTCGCATTAGTGAACGATGTGATTTTCGCGAGACCGAACCGGGTATAGAGGAATTGCCACGGCACGCCGACGGGATCCTTGCCCGGATCAGACACCGGCGGTTTGTCGCCGCCATCCCATTCGAGCCCCGAATCATGAACCGGCGGATTCGATCCGGTCCCGCGCGGGCCCAGCGCCATGACGCACTGATAGACCTTGCCATCCCACGTCATGATATCGCCGTTCGACACGACGACGCCGGGTTCCCAGCTGCGGATATCGTGATAGTCGGCCGCCTCGATCTCGATCAGCCGCCCGACGTCGGTCGCCGCGAACACCGCCGCCGACGCGGTGAAGGTGGCAACGCCGGTTGTCACGTCCACCCGCAGCGTCAACGTCTCGTCGTCGTTGCTCTCGCCGATCGGGCCGCGGTCGAGCGCCAGCGCCACCAGCTGGAACGTGTCGGGCGTGAGTCGCTGCAATTCCTGCGGCGGCAGATTGCCGCCGGCGAAATACATGACGTCGATCGAACCATGATAATCGAGCGTCACGGCCTGGTCGTAGGTCCACGGCGTGCCGATCTGCAGCGGGAACGTGCCGGCAGTGTTCATCATCTGCCCGTCGTTCGTGTAGAAGCGCATGAAGTTCTCGGACAGCTCGAGCACATAGCCCTGGGTGACATAGGGCTCGAACGGGATCAGCCTGCACGGCGCCTTGGCGTTCGCGACGAACACGGTTCCCGGCGCGGCCTGCGCGGGGCCCTGACTCAGGGGCAGGAACCCCGTCATGCGTTTCAGCGATGTGAAGTAGCGGCGCAGGTCGACGCGCCCCGCCATGCGGGGGCTGGCTTCGCCGCCGTTGAAGCTGGTTATGATCGTGGAGGCGGGCGCGATCGCCATCAGCGCAGCCGTCGGCCGCGGCGCGCGGCGAGCCAGTTGCTACTGTACCGGGCCCGGACTGCGAACGTCGCCTGTTTGTTGTTGGCGCGCGCGTCCTGGTGTTTCGCGTTCACTATCTCACTCTCGAACAAGTTGGCCATGGTCTGTTGATCGGAGCTGCGTCCGGTGATCGCTCGAGCGCAGTAGAAGGCGAGCTTGGCGGCAACCGCGGCCTCGAGCCCCGTCGACCAGAGCGCGACTTGCTCGAGCCGGAAGACGTAGCGGAACAGCACCGAATCCGCCGCTACCGTGCCGTCATCGTCGACCGTCGCGTCGAAGCACAGATTTGCCAGCAGATAGCGCCCGACGATCTCGCCGACATAGCTGTTCTCATCCTCGCGGTCCCAAGGGATCCAGCGCAGATAATCGCCGGGAATGAGGAAGGCGGCTGCGTAGCTGCCGGTCTCGATGTTCGGCGTGGCGCTCAGCTGCACGATCTTGGTGGCTTCGTTCCAATCGTACGCGGCCAGGGCCTCGTCGCGCGCCGTCGGATACTGGCGGCGGAGCAGCCGCGCGCGGGGCGTCGGATCGTCGAGCGTGAGGATGGTACGGCTTTCGCCTAGCAGGCCCAGCGCCTTGTTGGCGACGTCCGTGGGAGTGCGGCCTGACGGCATGGCGGTCCTCGAAAAGAGTTCCGCGGCGACGGCGCGGTTTCGCCCCACCCGCCGCCGCGGCCCCGCGCACTGAACAGGAGGGAACACTGCGCGGGGAAGCGATCAGACTTTCGATGCGAGCATGAAGATCTGCAGAATGCCGGCGCCGGGAAGCGCCGCCGCGCCGATCGTCATGATGACCGTCTCGGGGTCGCTAAGCGGAGGATCGTCGGCGGCCGAGCTGAGCATGAACCACGTCGGCGTGTCGGGCGTAGTGAAGGTCGCCGCCCCCTTGTACTTCGCCGGCGTGGTCGCATTGCCCACGGCGATCGTCGCCGCCGCGCCCATGGTTGCGGAGGCGAGGAACATGAAGGCGACGGGATGACAGTCGCCGGGGCAGACGAAACACACGTTGTTGTCGCCGTTATTCTTCGCGACAGTCGTTTTGCTGAGGTCGAACGTGGCCTGGAACAGCAACATGCGGCCGCCCACGACGCGGCCGTCTGCCAGTGCCGGCGGGTTCTTGGTGCCGTCGAGCACCCCGACCTGTTCGAGCGCATAACCGGTAGCCATGATGGTTTCCTTTCCTTGAGGCTGAGGCGAGCAGGATCAGGGGGTTTCCAGACAGAGCATCTGGAAGCACTTGTCCTCGTTGTTCCTGCAGGCGGCTCCGGTGGTCGAACCGTAGATCTGGGTGTTGTAGTGGATGTCGGGCATTTCGGTGACGCGCCCGAAAAACTCCTCCCACGACTCCCAGTGCATGCCGCTGGCGTAGAAGAACGGCACGCGGCGATAGCCGTTGCCGTCGACGGTGAGCGCCGCGGCGGGGCCATAGCCGCGCTTGGTGCCGTTCGAATATTCGCACCACAGCCAGGTGAAGCCCATGAACGGCGTCGGCTTGCCGCTCATCAGCGAGCCCTCGAGATCCGCGCGCGTATAGTCGCGGTTCACCAGCTCATTGATCTTGAGCAGGTTGCTGATCTGCTTTGCGGTCACGAGGCCGATCGCGGTTTCGGCTTCGGGATCGTTCAGGCGAACGCGCATCAGCTCGCCCATTGCGATCAGCTTGTTCTTGGTGATGCCGGCGGGTCCGGCTTCGCCCGTGTCCACCGCCATGATGTTGGCGGCCTTGAACGGGACCGACGTGAGCGAACCTTCGTCGCCGCCGACAAGGGCGTTGTTATAAAAGCCCTGCAGCCAGCGAATGTCCTGCGCGCGCCGGGTGGCCTTCGAAGTCTGTGTTGCCAGCGCCGAGTCGACGCCGATCGGCGTCTGCACCGTATCGTCGCGATCGATGATCGGGGCCACAAACTGCATCGGCGGCTTCGCGATCCACCGCGTCTCGAGGTCCGGATTGGTGTTGGTGGTCTTCTGGTTGCGCTGGGTCTTTTCCTGAATGTCGAGTTCGTCGAAGCGATTCTCGATCTTCACCAGCTTGGTCCCGGAACCGGAGCCGGTGTCGGCGACCAGCGGGCGCAGCTTCCCCGGCATTGCGGCGAGCTGGAAGGTGACGGCGTCGCGATATTCGATGGTACGGGCGGCTTCTAGCGCCGCGGGATTGCCACTCATGGCCTGGTTCCCTTCTCGAAAACATGGGGTTGCTTTCGAGCGGGGATGCGGGTGGCGAGCACGCCACCGGGGCCACTCTGGCGATCGCGGCTCGCGTGAGCCGTGCGGCTTTCCCGCAAGCACCGGGGCCGGCCCCCACTTTTTACAGCTGGGCCGGGGATACCGGGTAGGGGGCCGGAGCGTGTCCGCGGGTCGCACGGAACAGGGTCGGCCCCCTGGGGCAGGCTTCCCGGAAAGCGGCAGCTCCCCGGGAAACCCGCCCGCAAAATATTAAACGAATCGCGTAATTGTCAACCGCCCAGCTGGCGGGCCGCGTGGCGCTTCGCCTGCTCGAGCAAGCGCGCATGCTGCGCCCGCGCCGACGGGTCTTTCTTCATCAGCTTGTCGACGAATTCCTTGTCGGCCTTGAGCGCGTCAAGCTTGGCCTCGGCCTGGCTGTCGGGCACGCCGGTCAGATTGTCCTGCGGATCGTCGGGATCCTTGCGGCCATGCTCGCCGATCAGGTCGGCTATCTTGGCAAAGCCCTTGATCAGCGCGCCCGATGTGGTGAGCCGCGACAGGGCCTCGGGAAAATCCGCATCGAGCCCCATTTGCTTGAACGCGCCCTTGGCCGCTTCCTCGATCCGGGGATAGTCCGCCCCCTTCTCGGCCTTGAACGCGTCGAGCGTCGCCCTGTCGGCCGCGGCGGCCGCGGCGTTCTGTGCGTTCCAGAAGTCGGCCACCGCGCCCGCCTGTTTGGCGGTGAGGCCCGCGTTGAACGCGATCGGGCGGAAGGCCTCGGCCAGGTCCGAGTTCTCGCCCTCGGGCACTTTGAGGTCGTAGCCCGCTGCCTCTGCAGGGCGGCCCAGCTGCGTATAGAACTGGCCCCACACGTCGGCGCCGGCGTCGGTCGCCGGGATCAGCGCGCGGCTAGATAGCTGATGCTTGGTCTCGAGGTGGCCCCGCGCGAGCGCTTCGATATCGTTGTAGCGCACCAGCGTTTCGTTGGTGCGCAGGTCCTCGGGCAGCGCCTCGCGCCAGTTGGCCTGCTGCTGCTGCTGCTGCTGCTGCTGCTGTTGCTGCTGCTGATCGCCGCCGCCACCGCCGCCGCCCTGATCGCCATTGCCGCCCTCGCCCGTTACGACTGCCGCACCTGCAGATTCACTCATCGCTACTCTCCTCCCGTTCATGGAGTTGCGCCCGCAGGCGTCTCACTTGTTCACTATCCAAATCCAGCGATAGTATAATATCGAGCGCAACTTCGCGGCGGCCCTCGCGCCGCGCATGCTCGCGCGGATCTTCGTGGAAGGTCGATCGATCGACGAAGTTGCGCGCCGCCAGCTGGCGCAGCCATATGGCCGCCGCCGGCGTCGGCTTGCCATCCTCGGCGCAGAACACCGCCTTGGCGAGCTGGTAGCGGCCGAGCAGCATTTCGATCCGCTGGCGCAGCTGCATGCGGACGCTTTTCGCTTCGTGCTGCGTTGCGCGGATCTCGTCCCTAAGCTGCATTGGCGTAGCCGGTCGCCTGACCCATATTCTTGGCGATCTCGCTGGCCTGCTGGCCGACGTCGAGCAGCGTCGCGGCCTGCGCCTTGGCGGCGGTGGCCTGGTCGATCTGCTGTTTTTCCTCATCCGAGGTTTCCCAGCTCGACGGCACCGCGTGGATGAACGCGAGCCCCTTCAAGACGCGCTCGAACGAATAGTTGCGCTTGAAGTCGGCATAGAGCGTGGGATCGGCCTGCATCATCGGCGCGACGCCGTTGAGCATCTGGTAGAAGCCCCCCGCCTGTTCGGCCTGGCGCGCACGGGTCAACGGGTTCTCGTAGACGATCTGATAGAGGCCGCCGGCCTCCCTCACTTCGGGCGGCATGTCGTCGAGCATGCCCATCTCGAACGCCAGATCCAGTTCGCGTTCGGCCATCGGCGTGAACCACTCGGGTTGCTGGCGCGCGAGCGGCGCCAGGAGCACGCCGCGCTGTTGCGCGCGGTCCATGACGGCAGTCGCCGATACGTGCGTCTTCTCGTCGTCACGCACGCTGTAGAGGTCGGCGAAGAACGCGCGATCGACGATCTGGCGTGTGCGCTCCTGGAGCACCAGCGGTTGCGCGAGGTCGACATTGTCGAGGATCGGCGCCACCAGCCTATTGCCGCGCGGGTCGATCGCGCCGAACGACACGCCGCCGGGCTCGTAGAAAAAGACCTGGTCCTTCATGTCTTCGACTGCGCCCAGCGCGGGCCGCGCCATGAACTCGGTCGCGGTCATGATGTCCGCCATCATTTCCTGCAGCGCCATCACGGCGGGCAACACCGTCAGCCCGGGCCCGCGGCCGTATTCCTCGGTCGGGGCCTTCTCATAGCGAGAGTAAATTAGTGGCATAGTGCGATAGCCGCCGGTATCGAACAGCTCGCGGCAGCTAAGCTCGACATAGGCGCTCGCGATCGGCTTGCCCTTCGCATCGAGGCGGCCCGCCTCGTAATCGGTGTTGGGGCAAAGCACATGGAGATATTCGGCCTTGGTCTCCATGTTGGTGCGATCGCGCTGCGCCTTGGCCGCGCACTCGGGCGGATCGTCCGGCCACTTCTGCAGCGCTTGCCGGTGGCTCAGCGAAAATTTGCGGTGGACCTTGTCCACGACACCCCAATAGTTTTCGCGAATGTAGAGCTGGCCGATATGCTCGGAGCGATAGCCCAGCCCCAACTTGCGGCCCGTGCGGCGATCGATCAGCGTGTCGACCCATGTTCCCTGATTGCCGAACGCCAACAGGCTGCAGGCCGATTCATGGGACTGGTTGGCGAAGCCGGAATAATAGGCGTTGCGCAGCGCGAACAGCTTGTTGGTCAGGTTCTCGTACCACACGCGCACGCGCTGGCTCTGCAACAGCTTGTCGTCGCGCGGGATCAGTCGCTGCCATATCGAGCCCTGCGGAATGACCTCGCCCTCGAACACCGCAACGCCGTGCTCGAGCGCGAGCTCGGCATATTCGTCCAAGATCTTGTCGGTTCGACGCTGGCCCTGGAACAGGCTGTTCGTGCTGCTCACGCCAACGAAATCGGCTTGCCGGGGAAACATCAGTTCGGCCGCCTGCTGCCACAGCGTGTCGAACCCGGAGCGCGCGCTTTCCATCTGGCCCTGCTCGCGCATGATGTCATCGACGTTCAACATAGTTCACTACCTCACTAGTCGAACAGTGAGAGTCGGCGATAACTCACTATCGCGATATCGCGAGAACACGATAGTACGATGCGGCAACCGTCTCCCCGGCAAGCCTTCATGTCAGAACATCAGCGATCCCGTCGGAATACGGGCGCTTCGCCCGCCGCCGACGGCGAGCCCTGCCGGGATCTCGCACTGAATCGCCGCGTCCTCGCCGAACAGCCACGCGTCGGTGATCTTGGCCGGCTGCAGCTCGGGCGCGAAAGCGACGTCGATATCGACGACGGCCTGCTTGCCCTGGCGCAGCAGATTGCTCGACAGCACGACGATCGGCGACATGTCCGGCAGGAACTTCTCCGCGTCGGCGAAGCGCAGCACGGCAACGCCTGCCTCGCCGGATCGCAGTTCCTCGCGTTCCTCGTCGTCGGAAATCGTCGCTAGCTTGCGGATCTTGGTCAGGCTGTCGGTCGCCTCCTCGAGCGCGACGCGTTCGTCCTCGGCCTTCTTCGCAGCTGCTGCCTCGGCTTCCTTGGCGCGCTTGCGGGCCGCCTTCTCGGCCGCGGCGGCGTCGGCCTCATCGGCCTGGGCCTGGCGCTCGGCTTCGCGCTGCTTCGCCGCCTCGAGCACCTGCGCATCGACCACGCCCTGCGCGACCAGGTCGTGCACCGCTTCCGATACGGCCGCGGTCATGTCGAATGATGGCAGGCCCGACATTTCGCTCGAGGCGAGTTGCTTGAAGGTCTCGACTACGATCGCGCGGACGCCCTCCACGAACTCCGGGCTTGCGAGGATCTCCGAAACGAACATGCTAACTGCCAGCGCTTTCTCCGCTGGATCGATTTCCTCGTCCAAGTCGCCCGGCACAGTCTCGCCCGGGGCGTCTTCGCCGGGGGCGCCGGGATCGACGGGGGTGCCGGTGGTGCCGGTTCCGATACCGGGTCCGGTTCCGGGACCGGGTTCGCCGGCGCCATCTCCCTCGCTTCCGGGAGTGCGCTCGCCTTGGCCTTCCGCTCCCGCCTTTTCCGTTCCAGTCTCAGCCTTGCCATTCGCGCCGTCGTCGGCCGCATGCTTTTTCTCCGCCATTGCCTTCCTCCTAACTAACGCACTATTTCA